AACCCGGTTTTGAAAGGGCACGGCTTTAGCCGTGCCGCTAGCTTGATGCCTTGAAAGGGCACGGCTTTAGCCGTGCCGCTAGCTTGATGCCTTGAAAGGGCACGGCTTTAGCCGTGCCGCTAGCTTGATGCCTTGAAAGGGCACGGCTTTAGCCGTGCCGCTAGCTTAATGCCTTGAAAGGGCACGGCTTTAGCCGTGCCGCTAGCTTGATGCTTTGAAAGGGCACGGCTTTAGCCGTGCCGCTAGCTTGATGCTTTGAAAGGGCACGGCTTTAGCCGTGCCGCTAGCTTGATGCTTTGAAAGGGCACGGCTCTATCCAGTAGCGCCATAAGCTTTTTGTTTTCAATGTGCTCATTTTCGTTGTACTGCCGTTGTCATGCAGGAGTACGATTGGGGCATGGAAAACAGGACCGTAACGCTGATGGTAAGGCACCGGGCCGCTGACGGCAAGTGGCAGCGCAGCCCGGTTGCAAGGGGCGCGAACGGGCGGGTCAAGCCCGGACACGCGCTGGTACGGGGCAAGGCCGTTCCGGTGACGGACGGAGCCTACGAGCTGCGGCACTACGAAGACAGGCGGGTGGTGTATACCCCCGCTGGGAAGAACGCGGCGGACGCCGACGCCCAGCGTGCCCGACAGGAAAAAACCAGCACGGCAAAGGTGGTTGCCGAGGACGCTGGGCTTCAGATCGTGGTCGGAGAGGAGCGTAAAACGCTCAAGGCCACGGCTGCTGCCTACATCCAGGACGCCGAGGGGCGCGGAGCGATGGCTGCTGCGTCGATGGCCCGCTCGGCGACCGCTGAGTTCCTCGTTCTCACGAAGAAGACATACGTCGACGAGATCAAAAAAGAAGACTTTTACAAGTTTCACTCCGCGCTTCGGAAGCGTGGGTGTGTCCCCCGCACCCTGTCAAATAAACATGCCCGGATTGTATCCTGGCTGCGTTTCGCCGGGATTGACAAAGCGAACATCCCGCCCAAACCCAAGTATGAAGAGGCTCTGCCGACGATCTATGAGCCGGAGCAGTATCGCGCTTTACTTGAGGCGGCGGACCCCCATACGAAGATGTGCATCTTGCTGGCGTTGAAGGCCGGACTTCGAGACAAAGAGCTGCGGCACTTGGAATTCCGAGACATCAACTTCACGAATAACACACTCCTGGTGCGTGGGAAGCCGGAGTGGGGCTTCAAGGTGAAGGATAGCGAGCAGCGTGAACTTCCCCTGCCCGATGACCTCATGGCCGAACTGACGGCTTGGCGGGAGAGCCGACCAGGCACAAAGCTGGTTCTTGGCACACGGCGCGATACGCCAAGCAGTGTATTGCTGGAGGACGTAAAGCGGCTGGCCGAGAAGGCCGGACTCTCATGTGGGCGTTGCGACGGATGCGCCAGATTGAAGGAGCCGGGATACCGTGGAGGTTGCATGGAATTCACCCTGCATCGGTTCCGGCGGACCTATCTAACCGCTCTGTTGAGGAGTGGCGTTGACGTTCGCACGGTACAGCGTCTGGCGGGGCATAGCGATCTGGAGAGTACCCTGCGCTACTTGCGGCCCGCTTCCGGGCCAGAACTGCAAGCAAAGATAAACGCCGTCGTTTGGTAGCGGCATTTTTTCGCCGCCAGCCTTTGCTAGCTGGACTTCCTCTGAGCCGCAAGTTTGCTCCTCGCCGTGTGTCGTCGCTGCTTGGCACTATTAGAGCAAGAACCGCTGCAATAGATTCTGTCCTTGCGATCTGGAACAAAGTACCCTCCACAGTTGGGGCGGGCACAGAGTTTTATCTGGCGTTGGTAAAGGTAATCCAAGCGCAGCATGTAATACAAGGCTGGCCTGATTCCTGAAGGCTCCATTTCAGGCATGTCATGTGCCATTCCGGCTGCATAGCGGAGGTTCACTGGAAAGAAATTGAAAACATCACACAATAACTCATTTGCATAGTCAATCACGTCGAGGCTAGACACCTTAGACATCTGGTCTCTTGAACGTATGGGACTGGATATACTCCGCCATGAACAGGGATCGTCAAATTCCTCCAGGTGATCCTCAGGACATGGATTCATGAGTTCGTCGATGTCGGACACCAGTGATCGTACCTTCTTAATTGTTTCTCGCGCATCCGATGTGAGAACCTTCCTTCGAGTCAGGAAAGAGTCGAAGTCCTTTGCTCTCTGTTCTATATCTTTGGCTATTGAGGCTAAGTCATAATTGTCGGGTTCCGTTATTACAAAGCGCTTTCCATATACTTTTTCTTCTCGAAATGCTTCCCAGCAAAAGCGATTCAATTCGTTAATAAGTCGGGTTAAATGAAAGATCTGGGAAAACAACTGCTGCTCGAAGCTCAGGATATTCAGGTTCTGATGAGCATTTACGGTGTCGTGGTTCCCATATTGAAACTTCGCGAGCACTGGGCCGAACCTCTTAACGAACTCCACTTGCTTCGGGAGGGTGTTAGCACTTGCGAAGAGAAAGTGGGGTGCCTCACTAGGCAGAGCCGGGGGGAGTCCCCGATCTTCGTCAAAGCCACGAAGAATGTCAATAACCCAATCACCGTAAGGGTCGCGATTGAGGGGATGGAACCACCATTTCTCCCCGGAAATAAGCAAATCGGTGTCGTTCTGCCTGACATCAATCTTCAAGGCCCATGGCGGAAGAATCATCTGCCGGAAAATCTTCTCTCGTTGCTGCATAACCGTTTTCATAGTTGTCCAAATCGAATTTGAGCGTAACCCTTTTCGTAACCAGACATGCAGATGCCTTTAGCTTATACCTAAAACTGTGAAGGGTTAAAGGCCCTTCCAAGGAGGATGGAGCGAAGAGGATGCGCCAGTTAAATCAAACTTCGATCATTGTACCCCGGCGGTCGCCGAGGTCAATGAGGCGCGTGTGTGTGGGTGAGGTAACGCATCCTCCAAATGCAAGCGCCACCACCGGTGGCAGCGATCTGGCTTCCCGAATCGAAAATTGGCCAGGCGCGTTAACCGCACTCGAACTCGCGGCGCTCTTGAGCTTGGGGAAGACCGCCGTGTATGAAATGGCAGCTACGGGCCGCATTCCATCCATCAAAATTGGAGCAACTGTCCGCTTTGACCCGGCTCGGACTGCGGCATGGCTGCGCGACCGTGAAGTTGCAACTGATAGGCGGGCAGGATGAACGCCATTCCTGAACCGGTGAATACGGTCGTCAAGGTGGGCAACAAGAGCACCACCTTGATTGAACTCGTGGCAACGCAGGTTGCCGCCCAAGCCCGGATCGAAGCCTTGCAAGACCATGGGGCAGAACTCGACCGGCTGAACTCGGAACTGGAGGATATATTTATGGACGTAACTAAAATGGAGCGAATTACCGGGGAATTGCTTGACAAATGCAAGGCATGGATCAGGCGCTACATTTTCGTGTCGGATGAGCAAGCTGTCGTTCTGGCCGCTTGGATACTGCACACTCACGCTTTCGACGCGGCGGAGACAACGCCGTACATTCACATCACCGCGCCAGACAAGGAGTGCGGCAAATCGCGCCTGATGGAGGTGCTGGAACCCCTCGCAGCGAACCCGGTTCGATCTGGTGGCATGACGCCAGCGGCGATGGTGCGCATAATCGCCGCCAAGCGGCCAACGCTCTTCCTCGATGAGATGGACACGCAGCTTGGCGGGAACAAAGAATATGCAGAGACGATTCGCGGAGTTTTGAATGAAGGCTTTCGAGCAAAGGGGGTCTTCTATAGATGCGTTGGCGATGATTACGAACCAACGGCGTTCCCTGTCTACTCGCCCAAGTGCATCGGTGGAATCGGTCGTTTACCCCATACGGTAGCCAGCCGCGCCATCGAAATCCGAATGACCCGGAAGCTACCGGGAGAGACGATTAAAGCATTCCGTGCACGAGAGGTAGCTGCGGCTGCATTGCCGATAAAAACAGCAATTGAAGAATGGGCGGCAAGAGGTATCGTCACCTTGCTCCAAGGAATCAGACCGGCACCGATTGCCAATCTGGGGGACCGGCAAAACGACATCGTGGAGCCTTTGTTGTGCATCGCGCAACTCGCTGGCGACGAATGGCTGCAAAGGCTCACCGAGTCCCTCAAAATGATCTTCAACACCGTGGGGGAGGAAGATGATTCCACTGGTGCCGCCCTGTTGACGGACGTTCGCGCTGCTTTTGATGATTCGAAAGCACGTTTCCTAACCTCAACGGATCTCGCACTTGAATTGAACGCCCAGGAGGGTCACCCATGGGCCGATTGGTCAAACGGAAGGCCGATGACGACTAACCAGTTGGCACGGCAGCTCAGGAAGTTTCGGGTGTATCCCACCAAGGTCCGATTCGGGTCTGAGACGGTGCGAGGTTACAGGGCAGAGGACTTTGCTGACTCCTGGGCGCGGTTTTGCCCGGAACAGTCCGCGTGTTCCGGTTCGTGTTCCGGTTGCGATAAGTGCTCTACAGCCGCATGAATAAAGGAGTGTGGCGTTTGTGGCGGTTGTAAGGGGGGGGACTAAGAGGTAAAGGCGAGGTTGGGGAAGATCATTCATTCAGCGACGCAGGGTGGTGAAGAGAGAAGAACAAGCATCCGAGCGGCGCTAGGCAGCTTCATCGCAGCAGCGGAGGAGCAGAAAGGAGGAACCGATTTATGACTCAATTCCAGATCGCCAAAGCCGAACTGAACAAGAAGCTTTGCGAGGCAATGGCTGATTTTGAGAGCAAGACGGGCTTGATAGTGATTGCCATCGACGTGGCCAAGACCAAGGCCTCGAAAGACGATGCAATTACTACCAAACAGAACTAACGAACCCTACGCTGGCCAAAACAGAGTAGCTCAAACCAGCACCACCAACAGGGCCGGGGTTTCGACTCCGGCCTTCTTGTGTTTTGGTAAGGTTTAGACCAGCATGGTTTCGCATCTAGGGAAAAGACCAGCGAAATGGTATCCACGTTAAAGTATTTAGGAGTCAAACCGGTCGCGAGGCCAGGAACTACTATACTAGACAGGTGTGAAGGCAGGGAACCGGTCTGGTGTAGCCACCTCACCGGCATCCTGAGCGGAGACCCTGAGCGGTCAAGTCTCAAAAGGTAATGAATCTTCGCGGAAGCGAAGCGGTGGGTTAGGGGTTGATTCATCCTGAGTAAACAGGGTGGAGTGGGCTGGAGAGACAACCGGCTGCCTAAGCATTCGACGGGGCACCACTTGCAAACCTCACCTGACATCGCAGACCAGGGTCTAGGCTACAAAGACTCCAAACAATCAGGTGATTCAGCAATCAGGCCCTGCGGCAGGGTATAGCGTTTGAGACAACGCAAGAAAGCCGACAGGTGACAGGTGACGGTCACGGGACTCCACAACATGGATTCCTGCTCTTGATGAGAAGCTCAGTGAAAAGTACAACGTCGAATCCCAAGTAACCAGTGTTGGGGGGTTAGTTGAGGCATATCAGGCTCTTGATGAGATCATATATATATAATTACAGTAATTATAGTGATTACGTAATTACTGAGTATCTACAATTTCATAGCTTACCTTGATAGAGCGCGGCTAGACCGCTAGGGCGTAGAGCCGCAGAGTATCCGGCCTTCAATCTCAGCACAATAAGAAAGAATAACAAATGATAGATTTTGCAACAGCATATAAATGACATGGCAACCGACTTAAATAGCCTCGTTAACCTGACTCTCAAAGTCTCGCTCCGTATCACCGACTTAATTCTTGATAACAAGCAGCTAAGGGCCGATTTAGCGGCCTTGAGAATGAAGCTCATGGACTTCACCGGAGAAGACGCCAGCCTTCTCGCCAATTAGCTCAAATAAACATAGATCGCCTTTGAGCGACTACCCACCCGGCTATGCTGGGCAACTAAAAGGATAATTAATGACAAATAGTAATGCTCGCCTCTCCGCTCACGTCTCTGTAGACTCTTCAAGCAACGGCTGCTGGCTTTGGACCGGTGCACTCAGTTCACAGGGCAAGTACCCCGGTTTCACTGATTCGGACGGTAGCTTTGTTTATGCCCATCGAATGATGTTTGAAAATACTTATGGCCCCATCCCCGAAGGATGGCACGTTCACCACGTCTGCAATAACCGCCGCTGCATCAGACCAGATCACTTAGAGGCTATCAGCCCTGAGAAGCATCGCGCTATTCACGCTGCTGAATTCGCCAAAAAGCGTGCCTCACGTGGAGCATATTTTCTTACCTTGAAAGAGTCTGGTTTATCTGTACGGTTTATAGCCGACCTTATGGGGCTAACAGCAGTGACGATATACGCGTATCTGCGCCAAGCTCGCCTCGCTCAGGCTCAGTAGCAGCTCCATACAAACTTTGTATCGCAAGAAAGGATTTAGAATGTCTTCATCAGAACAGAAGCAGAGCGCCACCGAGCGCCACTTGCAGGATTTCATTCTCGATAAAGTAATTACCGAAGATTTCATTCCTGGTAAGGCGCACAGTACGAAGTCCTTACACCCCGACCAGTCACTATCATTTGGATGCGCCAGCGGTCATCCTGAGTCGAAAGCGATAAGGGACGCCTGGAAATTCAACTTTCCGGTAACAATCTTATCAGCATCAGACTTCGACGCATTGAGGGCAAGATAATGACTAAGGCAAATATAATAAACGACCTGTACGCAAATTATCTGGATGATAGGGTCAACGGGATTGAGGCTCTGATCAAAGCCATAACAAAAGAATCAGTAATGCTCCTCCATGACGCCGATCACGCCCAAGACTTTGTAATTGAAGTGTGGTTAGAACTCCCGGCCCTAGAAGTTACTTACAGCTTCGCAGCTTGGCTTTATAAGTGCCTGCGAAACAAAAGGGCAGGCTTGTACCGGAGTTCCCGGTCTCACAGGAAGATCAGACTGGAGCAGCCTCCCATAATTCGAGACTACGAAGGCGTTCCACTTTCAGACGAAGATGTGCTTGATTACTTCTACTTCAAGAGCATACACGAACCTAAAGACTCACCAGACGAAGAAGAGCTGCTTGCTACAATTCCTGACCCCGTAATAAGGCGCATTGGCGAGCTGATATTGGATGGCAAAAGTCAGAAAGATATAGCTGCGTTGCTTGGCATACGACCGGTAACACTGAGAAAGCGTCTTCAACGTTATCGCCGGAAGCATAACTCTAAGTAGTTTGTCACAATTTACCGTCTCCCAACGTCTTCTATCATAGAAGAATATATATTTATAGAATCCCGCGCTAACCGTCGCGGTACTCCATCTAAGAGGAGCATATAAGGTAACGGTATTATAACGGAGATCGGGGCGGCCATCATAGCCGCTCCCTCCATAAACACTCAGTAATAATATGCCACTTTTACCCCTGAGACCATGCTCATACAGCGGCTGCCGCAACCTATCACGGGAATGTTACTGCCCAGATCATAAAGCGATACACGAGCAGGAGAAGAAAGACTCTATTAAAGGTGGGTACTCTGGTAAGCCCTACGGCCATGCTTGGGATGTACTGAGCCGCAGGATACGGCACGATGAACCTGTTTGCCGTATGTGCAAGATAAGAGCAGCAACCTGTACAGACCACATAGTACCTAAGTCACAATGTGGCAAAGACAACGAAGAGAACTTGCAACCTCTTTGCAATGGCTGTCACAAGACGAAGACAGACTCCGAGAGGGTTAGGAAGTCTCATTCTTAGGCCCCAGACGGGTAGTAGAATCCATTTTTCAGCGATCACGCGGGAGCGGTGCGCCCACAAATTATCAATACCGCGAAATGAACACCGGGGGTATTCAAGCAAATTGAAGCTATCAGACCTTAAACAAGATAGTCGCAACGCCAATAAGGGCACACCGCGAGGCCGTGGCGCTGTAGCCAAGTCTCTCGAACAGTATGGTGCCGGTCGTAGCGTTCTGATCGACAGGGATGGGAACCTTATTGCCGGAAACAAGACTGCCGCGCAGGCTGCTGACGCTGGAATCGAGGAAGTGATTGTCGTTCAGACAGACGGCAGTAAGTTGGTAGCTGTGCAGCGTACTGACCTCAGCATGGACGACCCTAAAGCGCGTGGCTTGGCGATTGCGGACAACCGCGCGTCAGAACTTGGACTTGAGTGGGACGCGGACGTTCTCAAGGAGCTTTCGGTTGACCTCAATCTGGAACCGTTCTTTTCCGCCGAGGAACTTACCGAGATCACCGAGCCCGACGCGTTGCAGACTGGAGCACCCGGCCCCGAAACACTCGAAGGCCGGTACAAACAGCAGTTCGGCGTGATTTGTATCTGCGAGGATGAGGCCGACCAGCAGAAAGTTTACGAGCAGTTGACTGGCCTGGGCCTTTTTTGCCGCGTGGTGGTGACTTAATGAAACTTGAAGTACGCAACTCCTGTAAGGATTTCAACAGCTATCGCGCCGCCCGCGTAAAGTCTCTCTTCAATGCGGAGTCTGGCGCGGAGTTCAACCTCGACGCCGAGTTGGATATTGACGACTCGAATTGGAAGATCGGCGTAATCGTCGGTTCAAGCGGTTCCGGGAAATCGTCTCTTGGCCGGATGATCTTCGGGCCGGATGCGTTCTATTCGCCTGATGGATGGCCCACCGACAAACCAATCGTTGATGCCATATCACCAGAGGGCGACTTTGACGCCGTGACCGGTGCGCTTGCCGCTGTCGGCCTCGGTTCCGTTCCTTGCTGGCTGCGCCCTTACAGTGCGCTGTCCACTGGCGAACGGTTCCGCGCCGACCTTGCGCGAATCATCAGCGAGAAGCCGGAGCAAATCGTTGTCGATGAATTCACCTCAGTAATCGACAGGCAAATTGCCAAGTTCGGCGCGTTGGCTTTTCAAAAAGCCTGGAAGCGCACGAGTGGGCAGTGTGTGTTGCTGTCCTGCCACTACGATGTAATCGATTGGATTGAACCCGATTGGGTTTATGACACGGGAACTGGCAAGTTCTCAAGGGGGTCGCTTTGGCGACGCCCCAAATTCGAGCTTGAGATTTGGCAGACAGATTCAAGTTATTGGCCGCTCTTTGCTCCGCATTACTATTTGAAACTCCCGCTTCCGGTCGCCGGCCAATACTTCGTTGGCACTGTTGACGGAGAGCCAGTCTGTCACTTGGCGATGGCGACCAAGTCACTTCCTCGCGGTCAGTTTGAAGCGCGTGGAACTAGGCTAGTGGTCATGCCTGAGTGGCAGGGCGCAGGAGTCGGCATTCGATTCCTGAACGCCGTCTGCGAGATGTGGCGTCGCGGCGAAAACAAATGGAACAAGCCGCTGACCACCATTTTTCATACTTCCCACCCAGGTCTATGTGCGAGTCTTCGCCGCGATCCAAAGTGGGTACAGGTATCAGCAGTACTTTATGGCGGCAACAAGATTAGATCAACCCGCTCAATCACGAACTCAGCCACTAAGCTAGGCAGCGATCTGATTGCGCCTGGAACAGGATTCGGCGGTCATTTCCGAGCCATTCAAGGCTTCCGCTACTACGGATTGCCGGAGCAAAAACAGACTTGATGAACGTCTTCCTCTGCGTCAGAAACAATTCGGAGCGTCTGTACTCGAAGCCATCGCTAAAAGGTACTGTGTCCTCGGTGTGTCCAGTCCGCCGTTCGCAGATCATCTTTCAACCGACGGAGTACAGGTCTTCGACAGGGTAAGGGCAACCGCTGAACGCCTCCGAATTCCCTGGCAGCCAGAGGTTCGCGCCGACTCGCTGCCCTCCGGCACAGACATCATCGTCGCTGCCCACTCTCATGATTTTATAGGTCGCAAGACGCGGGATCGGGCAACCTTTGGGGCTATCGGCTTTCACCCCTCTCTGCTTCCTCTTCACAAGGGCCGTGACGCGGTGCGGTGGGCGATCCACGACGGCGACAAAGTCACAGGCGGCTCGGTGTACTGGCTAACGAACGAGATCGACGCGGGGCCAATTGCGGCCCAGCAGCACGTCTTTGTGCGACCCGGCGAAACAGCCGAGAGCCTCTGGCGTGAGCAGCTTGCCCCGCTTGGAGTCCGCTTGCTCCTGAAGACGCTGGCCGACCTGGACCACGGCCTCGCGGTCAGGGTTCCGCAGGACGAGAGCTGCGCCACCTGGGAGCCGTCGTTCGACAGGCCACCACTCTTCCGCCCAGAGCTGCCACAGCTTGGTACTACCAGCCTTCGATACGAGCTGGAAAGTCTCGACGGAGACGGACAAGGTAAATAATGCCAGGTAGAAAGCCTAAACCCACGATAAGTAAAGAGCTTGCTGGAAATCCCGGTCATCGTCCTTTGAATCAGAACGAACCAAAGCCATCTGGTATCCCCACCTGCCCGTCCTGTCTCGATGCTACTGCAAAGCGGGAGTGGACGCGCATAAGCAAGGAGCTAATAGCAGTTGGACTGCTGACTTCCGTAGACCGGGCAATGCTTGCCAGCTATTGCGATGCGTATTCCCGATGGTCAGAGGCTACAGCCGAACTAAACGAGTTAAGACGCACCAAGGGGAAGTCTGTTCTGGTTGTCGGAACCAAAACGGGTTATCCGATGCAAAATCCGTTGATAGGGATTATCAACACTGCGGCTGATCAGATGAGAAAGTTTGGAGCGGAGCTAGGACTCAGCCCATCATCCCGTACAAGATTGTCAGCAGAGTCGGTAAAACCGAGTGTAGATGACGAGTTTGCAATATCAATACCACGTGGAAACTTTAGCAGACCACCAGTCACAGAATTATTTAATAGGGATGCGTAAGTGACAATAGAGATTTTGAGTTACGCGGAACGCGCAATTTTGTACGCCCAACGGGTAACGACCGGCAAGATTATATCTTGCAAATGGGTAAAGTTAGCAGCGAAACGCTTCTTAACTGACCTCCGCAACGCAGAGAGTCGTTGGTATTTTGTACCGGATATTGCGAATGAGGTTTGCAGGGTTGCCGAGTTAATGCGGCATGAAAAAGGTCGGCTACAAGGGCAGCGTTTCAGGTTAGAGGATTGGCAGGTATTCATTCTCTGCAATATCTTCGGATTTATTGATGAGAATGGAACACGCAAGTACAGGGAAGCCTTCATCTTGGTTCCGCGTGGAAACGGTAAGAGTCCATTAGCAGCCATCATTGCAATATGGATGACTTTCTTCGATGGTGAGCCTGGGGCGGAGTCATACTGCGGTGCTGCGTCAGAGGAGCAAGCCCATGAGGTATTCAGGCCAGCGAAAGCGATGCTGGAGCAAGTACCGGAGCTCACAAAGCGATATGGCATTACAGTAGCAGCAAAAAGCATCTACCAGAGTTCTACTCGTTCCCGTTTTAAGTCAGTCATCCGAGAACCAAAGGACGGAGCGAGTATCTATCTTGCGGTGCTGGATGAGTGGCATCAGGCATTAGATGCGGTACAGTACGACTGCTTCAAGACGGGTGCCAATAAGCGCAAGAACTCGCTCCTGTTAGAGATTTCA